GCACATACTTTGCGTACTTCATGTGTACTGTTATTTCCGATAAAATATCGTTTGATATACTCATTACTTACTTTCCTCCTTTCATCTTGTTATATCTTTCTGCTACTATCTCTTTCTGTCTTTTTGCGGCGTTTTTCGTAACATCTTCCATTTCTTCTGTCGTCAACATCTTTGGTAATACCTTTATTTTAACATTAGCGGTATTCATAAATATGGGGTAAATGATTCCATCGGGCCCATTTCTGTTCTTTGCCACATAAATTCTTCCAGTATTCGTCTCTTTATCCGCTGCGGTTCGAGAAACTGAAAAAATAAAGTCTGCAACGAAACACTTGTTAAACGCTTCTGAAATAGATTCCATGGTTATAACCTCTGCGCTCAATCCTGACCTGTTTGTCTGAGACGCTGTCCATATCGGACACTTAACTTCTTGAGATATACCACGCAACTCTTCATATAATGCCTCTAGTTGATGGCGTCTCTCCTCTTTCGAGTTTCCGCCAGGTTTTATCAAATCTGCATAATCCACAATAATCATATCAGGTTCGAACCCGGTAATTTTCATTTTTTCAATATGATTTCTTATCGTCTGGATGGTCGCAGACCTAGTGGGATACTCTTTGATGATCAATTTCCCTGGTATCTCTTTCAGTTCATCATAGATCTGTTCCTTAAACGCCCTTACATCGTTCAAATCATACCCAGTGATGCAACTGTCGTACCTCGTACCAACAACAGTGTCTCCAAGTTCCAGGGTATAGTGCACTACGTTCTTGCCTGCCATTAGTGCTTTGGCGCCGAGATGAACTAAAACCATCGACTTGCCAGCACCTGTGGGGGCGATCACCACACCGAGTTCACCCTTACCAAGTCCCCCTTTTGTTATCTTGTCGAGTGCTTCCCACCCAGTTGTGACTGGATTTCTTGCCTTCTCTTCAAACCTCAGTTCGAAATCTTCCATGTAGTCATAACCGAGGTCATTGGAAGTACCCGCCTTGAGAGCATCGTTAATCAGTTTGGCGATCTCATCGAAGGAGGAAGTCTTCATCAAATCAACCGACTTAATGAATGCCTTTTGAAGTTCTTGCTTCTTACAAAAATCAAGTGCGCGATCCTTAATGTAACCCGCTTCGTTCTGATCGACATCGCGAGACAAGACTCTGGCGTAATAATCTCGAAGCATCTTCTGAACTGAATCTTGTTCAGCGTCAAGTCCAGTCCTGATGATACTCGTCATAATCTTTCTGGTTGGGTGGACTCGGTACTTTTCCTTGTACTGTTTTATCTTCTTGAGAAAGACGCGGAGGTGCGACAACTCAAGATAGTTCTCATCCAGCACCTCAAAGATCTGGTCTGCGAAGGGTCTGTCATCGAGAATGATGTGGCACAGATTTTCTTGAAAACTTTTGCCGAACTTAGAAAAGTCCTGGTTTGATCTTTCCATCAATTGAAACCAATCTGGTCGGAGACCATAGAGTTAAAACTCGTGTTTAAGCATTGGATGTTTATGGACATCAATCCGTCCAGTGACAACATCTTGTTGATTTCTGTTTTATTATACAATGGTTTATACCCCTTGAACGTTTCGCTTACCCTCTGGGCACATTGTATTGATATCAGAGGTGCGCTTAACTGCATTATTGAGTAATTATCGCACACTGTATTGAATTCTTCAACAACTTTAGTATATACTGCCAATTTTGAATCGACAGTTTCGGCGTGCTCCTTGATGTCGCTAAGGTAATAGTCTTTGTCTTCTGACAAGAACGGGAACGCTTTGGCGACAGTCTTCAGACCTACACCCGAGAGTCCATCTATATTGTCACTCTTGTCACCTACCATCGACCTGGCAAGGGCGAAGTTCTTAGGATGAATAGAATGCTGCTCAACAACTGTGGTCTGGTTCAATACTTCATCCTGAGTGGGTCTAATCAACAATGTCTTGTCGTCCAGCAACTGAATAAAATCCTTGTCAGATGAAACTATTGCCTTCAACCATCCGTTGAATACAGGCATAGACTTAATATAAGATATGACGTCATCCGCTTCGACGCCTGGTTCTCTAAATTGCAGTACGGGGGTTTGGTTAATATACTCAATACATCTAACCTGTTGCCACATTCTGTTTGTCTGGATCTGTGAAGGATTTAGGTTCTGCGCCCACCTGTTAAGTTTCGGTGGTTTCCTGCCTGCTTTGTAGTTTTTATTTTTGGATCTGCGCTTTGAAGATCCACCATCGCCATCCCATACAACTACGAACGCATCAGGGTTAACCTGTCTGCAGAGTTTGTTTAGCGTCTGTAGAAATCCAACTACGCCGCCGCAAGGATCACCATTTGGCGAAAGTGTCGGGTTTACAATGTAAGATCGCATAAATTGGTTTTGCGCGTCTACTATAAGCAGTTTCTTCATATTTTTCAGTCCTTGTTGTTCCTCTGTCTAGTAAATAAAAAAAAACGCCCCCAGTTTCCCAGGGGCGAACCAACTACTAGTCGTCGGTATTAGGTGGGGGTCCCTCTTCCTGATCATAAAAATTAGATGCATTACCTGTCTTATTACTGAACTTCATAATAACATCATCATCCATGATTTGCAAGACTCTTTTGTGAAACTTTTCATCTTCCAACTTATTCAACCAATGTGCTCGCTGAAACTTCTCTCTGGTTCCATCTGCATGGACGAGTGAATACCATGCACCTGATTGCTCTAAGTTTTCAGATATCTGAATCGCATCAAACCAACTCTCTTTATCCTGTACGCCGACTGCTTCTGCATCGCCCCAAAGAATCTTAAAGTTGCAAGTACGCCCAGTTGATCCGAACCTGGACTTTTCGATTTTACATTTCACTTCTGACCCGATTCTAAATCCATTCTCGTCTGTGACGAAAGATGCTTTCGCTTTTCTTCCTGTCAACCAGATCCTTAACGAATAAGAATAGGGTAGAGTCTTTCCACCAGGGGTCATGTATGGCGTTGTCATTGCTTCCGATGGAGACCTTGTTATATTAGTCTTCAACTGGTTAAGCACTAACAAAGTAGCGCCAGCGTTGGCGATAGGTTGTACCAACTTTGGTATACCCTTAGACAACACTCGTGCTTTCATCGCCATAGATGACTGAGGATTATAGTCAGACTCTATGTCATGCACAGATGGAGTAAGAGCAAGTGAATCCCAAATAAATAACCACTTCTCTGGCATTTTCAAAAGGTTCTCAATTGTCTCCATCACCATCTCTACAGAATGTGCCTGAACATAGATCAGACCCCTTTCTTCATCATCCAAATCACACCCTGCTTTCCTAAGAAAGTCAGGATCAATAGCAGACTCTGAATCGAAATAAGCAACGCGGCAACCCATTTTCTGAGCATTTGCAGCAATTTGTGCCGCCATAAACGATTTGCCCGTTGCTTCCAAACCTGCAATCTCGGAAATCTTCCCTACTGGAATACCCGCGTACCTGCCTTTGCAGGCAATGGAATCTAACCATCGCGAGCCAGTCGGAATCCACTCCTTGACCTCCGTTGGATTTTCTTCCGAAAGATTGTAGGCGACTACTGCGCCTGACGCCTTATTAAGTGATGCAATAATGTCTTTGGTGGACAATCCACCAGGTTTCATCTTGGTCACCTTACCCATTATTCATGAGACCGTCAAGTGCGTTGTCGAACTTGCTTCGCACTGGGTCTGACTCAGTGCTAGTAGTGCTAGTAGTGCTAGTATTAGCGGTGAAGTTGCCTCGCGTTACTTCGGATGATCCTCCACTATCAGTGTTCAAGTGTGCCTCCAAAATTGTTGAGACTTCAGCGGTCGACTTGCGCTCGAAGATTGTCTCAAAGTTTGGCACAGTCTCCAAGAGTTCCGCGCATCGCTCGTCACCGCCCACTGCATCATCACAGAGAACTGACTTGCGAGGACGAGGTCGAATGTCCGTCGTTGGGTAAGAAGCACCAGGTTGCTTACCATACATCAACTTAAGGTCGTTACCATCATCAGGATCAGTAACATCTCCATAATCTGGATCCAACACAATCCCGAGCAACTTCTGGTACGCTAACTTACCGTAACCCCAGACCTTAACCCCTTCGGACTCCTCTCCTCGCACTAGTACTGGTGAGAAAAATCGCTGCTTGGCAAACATCTGCTTTGCCATCGCCTTGCTGTCCTCCGTGCCATCGTTCCATAATTCATTTGCAAGGTTGCAAACTGGGCAATCATCACCATAGTTGCGCTTTGGGCACAAAAAGGATTGTTCGCCTACGTTATAGTGGAAATACCGCTCCTTAAACGGGTCTCCATCTGCAGTGGGTACAATACGGATATTGTTCTCTCCTTCTTGGGGTCGCCAGAAGTTCTTCTTCTTTTCGCCCTTTCCGTTTAGAGTATCCATTTTCTGCTTCATCAGATCTAAGTTCAGTGCCATGTTATTACCTCCTATGGTATTGTTTTTTTGCACACTTTCGGCTATAGCAGGTCAGCAAATCTTCTGACCAACTTTCTATACTATACTAAATGTTTTATTGTTTGTCAATTTAATTTTTCAAGTTTCTCTAAAATGTCTTCCAAGGAATAGAGAACTTTTTCGTCTTCATACATATCTTTTGTCTTAATTTGACCAAAGAAAAGTACCTTAAACTTGTTCTTTAGATTTGGTCTTATAAAGGTGACGTAATCGGTAGTCTGCGTGGCAAACTTCTTACGCATAGATAACAGGTCCCTATTGGATGATGCTCCAGATAAATGCACTGCTAAAATAAATTCATCTGGGTCTTTCCCATTCTTCTCATAGTGATCCTTGATCATCTTACCAACTTCACCAAATATCTGACGGTCGTCGACAGCGTTGTTGCCAATGGTTTGCCCAAACCTCTTTGAAAGAATCGATTTGCCAGGTTTGCTTAACTTGTATTCTTTCATGTGCTTGACTAGTAAAGTGTCTGCGTCTTTCTTATCAGGAACATACATCTTCGTGTTCTCGCTGTTGTTCCAGTTATTATAAGCACGAGTGGCGATGGTGCTGACATTTGAGCTAGACAAAGTTGATGCTGACCATCTATTAATGCGCTTTCTTAAATCAGATTTAATCTCTTCCTTAATGGGATCCATTTGTGATAGAATCACATCTTCCTGTTCTTTGGATAAGTGTGCGCCCGCTTCGTCCAAAAGAGACTGATACTCTTTAATTAAATTCCTAGACCTAGACATGTATGTCTTCGAACTCAAAGTTCGGGACAATGCTTGGAGAAGAGACTTTCGGTCAGACGGCATGCCATTGTCACCATGAGCATTATCATTCATCATAATGTCCATCTGTGATTCTTCTGACATATCGAAAAAACCATCAATGACCTTACAAATCAGATAGACATAACCCGCTTTTACTGCCACCAAGTATCTGTGATGTCCACCAAGACCTTTAAATAATTCCTTACCTTTTAAAGGATTCTTCGTGACCATAATAGGCGTTCTGATGCCGTAGTTTCCCTCAAAACCATTAACTGCTTGATGGTGGTAAGTGGAAACAGATTTGTGATCTACACTTTCCGTTCTTGGTTGGCAAGACATGTCTGAATAATCAAAACTGATGTCTGACACTTTGATCGCCACCAACCCTCTTTCTTTAAGTTTTTCTGGTGTAAAATTAGTATGCTCTTTACATGCCTCTTCTGCATTGTTCAAAGCGCTAATAGCAACTACGTTGTGGAGCATTTGTGCCCTCCTTTTTCTTTTTTTGTTTTTACACTATACTAAATGTTTATTTGTTTGTCAACTAAAAGTCTTGAACTTTTGAAGAAAAGTATTTTGCATAACAAAAGTCCCAATTGTATTGAGTCTCGTATACCCCATAACTGTATTTGCACAGTTCTTCGTTTTTATCTTTAATCAATTTTATAATGTTTCTTTGCAGGTTCTTATCACTGTTTAGCGTATCCTTGGAGATACCGTAGTAGAGTCTAGTGTCCATGATATTATCACAAGAGAAGAACTTGGTCTCAGAACCATCTTCAATGTTTAAAATGCCCAGAGTACACACCCTTCGTGCTTCGTTGATCTCTGAAAAGTTTGACACGACTGCCTCCTGATGGTCAAACACCATTATCATGTGAAAAACTGAAGCAATCATCTTGTTTATCGCGGGATAATATTCTTTAATACTCGCATCTTCAACAAGTTTATCGATTTCCGAGTTACTTGTCAAGTAAATTCTTTCAAAAAGTCCAGATCTTGTATATTCTTGCAAAACTGAGAATATCACCCTCTCTTGCGCAGACTTGGTAACGTCCATAAGGTCTTTTTCGGGTCTTATGCACAAAACTGTGATACTTTTGTCTCTCAACTGGTACAACATCCTTAACGATATCGACGATACGAGACTTGCGCCGCTCAAAACCACAATAACGTCGTCTTTGATCTTGTCTTTCTTTGCTTTCGGCAACCCCTTGAAGGATTCTTCGTAGTCTTCAGGTCTCCTTTGCTTTGGCACCAAGACTTGTTCTTTCCATCCCGTGGGGGCGTCGTCAACGCACAGTATGCTGTATTGCCCATACGCAGAAAAACACTTTGCGACCTTGCATCCAACGCCGCCTATTCCGATAACAGTATACATTATATTTTGTTCATCTCTCCGAAATTTTTGCCAATCGCCATATTGACCCTGTATTGACCAAGTCTTGTATCGCCAAAGATTCGCCTTGCTTCGAGCATTTTTTGTTTGTCCTCTTTCTTACAGTCCAGTATAACAGAGTCGTGCATCAAATAGCAAATTTTTGTTTCATTGTCTTTAAAAAACTCTCTTAACCTAAATGCCTGCTCAATGCAGATATCGCTACTTGTGCTTTGCACGATGTAGTTTAAGGCACGGCGTGAGTCAGTCTCAATTTGGCGTGAGAATGGCGTTCTAATCGACGTTCCATCGTAGTACAGGTCTTTCACCGTGTTGCGCTCATAAAGTCCCTCCAGCAGCGAATCTGACGCTTCAGGGTTGTATAACCATGCGAATGTTCGCTTCTTTACCTCTTCTCGGGTGAGTCCTAGTTTTTGTGATGTCCATTCGTGTATATCTTCGTCGGGTTGCTGCTTTTCAGATAGCGCCAGGAGGGTTCGCAATTCTGCCGCGTTAAAGTCCAACTCCAAGAAAAAGTCATTTGTAGGTCGAAGTAGGTGTCTATCCCCCTTCTTGAGTGTAAGGATCGGTATCTCTGCTTTTGCATTCGATAACCTTCCTGTTTTCGTCCCGAAGATGTTGTAACTTGTGCGCTTAAGTTCTCCCTTATACAAGTTTCTTTTTGTGTTCATCTCTTCTGTTAGGATGTGTGCCTTTCTCAGGATATCGTAATGAGGCGGTTTTGTCATATCCTCGATGCAGTGCCTTATAATTGCCTGCTTGTTTGACAAAAAATCCCGCAAAAAATTCTCGGGTATAAAATCGTATATACAGTTGTTTTCTAGATCACACTTAGAATCCATAGCAGACCTAACAAGTGCTGAGAGTCTATTGGAACTAGATTCCCACGAATCTTTCACGAAACCTGGACATACTTTGTTTACGTCTCCGTCCTTTGTGTAAAGGTAGGCATAATCTACATTGTCTCGATTCTTTAAGTGAATTGAGTGGCGCCAGGTTCGCGTCATCTGAAGACTATCCTCGTAATCTACCAACTCGTTACGAACAAATGCCTTCAAGCACTTTTCGTTGTTGTCAATAATTTGGAAATACACTATCTAATCCTGTCAGGTTTACTCTTTAAGATCTTCATCTCGGCAAAGTGGTACGCTCTTTCGAAACTGTACTTTTCTAACACATAGTAGCATTCCTTGAGCAGGGAGTCAAGTCTTGTTTTAGGTATTTTTGTTTTCCGTTCTTTAAGAAGAACCTCGATGTATGTTCTAAACCAGAAATTTGAGGAGTAACCAGATAGTATTTGTTTTGGATCTTGCCTGATTCTGAACTCTGTTTTAGTCTTTAACCTACCATTCTTGCAAATTCTTGTTTCGGACCTTCTGGGTGATTCATCGAGGAAGGACTGGTAGCAGTTTAACAGGAACCCCTGCATCAAGTCGATATCGTTATCCTTGCATTCATAAAAATACTCTTTTAATACCTGCTTCTTATCGAGCGCATCATACTGAATCGCATAGTTGATCATCACATGAGAGTCGAGGTTTGCCACAATGCACCAAGGTGCGTGCTTAGGGATAACGAAACCGTACTCTTTTGCGATACTTGAAACTAAATTGAAAGAGGGGTGATTGACCAGTTCGATTCTCTCATCGTCATCGTTATGCGATACGCCCTTGAAGTCTAACATCAAACCTGTGCCGTGCATCGGACACAGCGAAGAGTTTACGAAGGAAGAATACATAATAGGATACCTATCAGCGTAGTCTGACAAAAACCGATCAAACTGTTGCAGGATGTCATCGAATTCCTTAACCCTTGCTTGTTCTGGTAGCAGATACTTATCTAAAAATATGGTTTCTAGTCTTTTTTGATGCTCAAAGTAGAGCGAGAGTGGTTTGATATACGCCTTTTCCGCCTTGAGGGTAGGTAGTCCAGCAAATGGTTCGAGTCCACCGGCAACTTTCTCCCTGTAGTGCTCTTTAAAGTCGTTGAAAGCGTCTGCCACAAAGTTGAAACAAATCTTCGTATCGCTTAGTTGAGTCATAGTTGAAATATCAAAAGGAACGATTGTTCTACCTTTCTCGTTCTTTCTTGCGTAAAAGAATTGGTCTTTATCCCAGTTGTCTAGAGTAACCACCACCTTATTGGAAGAGACCCTTGCGTCATAATGCCTCTTCTTTTCCATGTCTGACTTAATACTCACTTCGTAACCTTCTTCTTTGTATTCGCTATTGTCTTGTTTATATATTTTGAGGTCGAGATGTTGTATGCCTCCAAACTTGTAGTAAAACCATCTTGACTGAAAGTGTGATGGACTTTGAGCGTCATGAAACTTCCCATAAGTCCAAGATCCTTAATGATACTGTCTTTTATCGCAGTGGAAACTCCAAGTATTGTTGGCATAAGATTGAATAGGTACCCTGGTAAAAAGTTTAGATTGCCTATCACATCCATCTTTACGTTATAAAGTTGCGGAATAACACCTAGATTGCTACTGTTTCTAAAGGCAGCAACAATATTATCGTCCTGCCTTGCTGTCATGGTCGCTGAGTTGACCTGGGAGAAACTAACTTTCTTTACGATGCTGGTTGCGGCACCAACAACGTAGTTGTCCAGACTCGCTTCTGGGGCATCGTCTGCAGGTCCAGCAACTATACAGTACAGATTTGCTAATTTCTCTATATTTAGGGATCTCAAGTCAGATCTGATACCTAGATTGAGTGTAGCGAGAGTCGGTGCCGCCCTGAGTCTATCTCTACTCGCACGCGAACAGGTTATTTGTGTTGACCTAAGACTGTTTGCTGACAGTTTCTTTCCAGCGTCTAGTATGAGGTCGCCTTGCATGTAGTACTTCCTAGCTTCCTTCAAGATAGTTGCTATAAACGCACGAAGTGAAACTTTTGTTTTTAGTTTTGATGTGTACATTTTCCTAATCGTTTCCTTCAAGGTCGACAAAGCAATAGGCAAATCATACAAAGAATACACTTCGTCATGTGCCTGATCTTCTGGGTTTGATATCTTTATGGTGCCCAGGATCAACGTTACATCTTTTTCCTTCATCAAATCATTTACACCCGTACTTTTCAATATAAAATTTTCAAGTATCTTACCAAGGGTTGTTACATCTAAGAATTTAGTTTCCTTCAACTCTTCGGAGGTGGGTACTTTTGAACTCAGTCGCGTCGGCAATGACTTCGACAATGTCGCTTCGACTTCTTTAACTGTGCCGCTTTGATATGCGGCTTCTGCGATCGCTTCTTGATTAAAGAGTTCGTCAGTTTCCAAGAACTGCTTCAAGCGCCCTTTGAGATTATCGGTGATGCTACTATTTTTACCATAGAACTCTGGCAAAGTACTTGACTTATTGGTGTATGGTCCCAAAACTCTCCTCATGGCGCGGACCAAAAACATTGCATTCATTTGACGGACTGGTACCTCGTATGTCAGATACGGGATATCTTCAAACAGTTTGCCGAAGTGTTTGACGGCGTTTTCATCAAGTTTTAGTTTGTACTTGCTTATGTTATCAGCGACTTTGCCGTTAGCAAGGGCATTGTATATTCGTTTCTTATAGTCTGAACTTGCGCCTTCGTGATTTTCCTTTATGTAACTCATGATAGACTCATGTACATTTGGTTCCAGTGGTTTCTCTGGTTTCTTCAGTTTTGGATAGACCTCATTTAATATTGACTTGTCAGCAAGAAAGTTTGCGTCCCTCATTACACCATCAATGTAAGAGACATATTCAACCTGCAGTATGAAACTACCGTTCTCATTAAAACTAAAGTTGTGCGAAGTGTAGTTCATGACATAAGTTTGAAACTGTGATTTAAGTGCAGTAGTCTGTTTTTTGGTGAATTCCAATGACTTTTGTGCGGGACCTGATGGCATTGCCCACCCCACCTGAAACAATATCTCAGAACTGGTACCATCTTTTGGCGTGGAGTGCGGATTAATCAAGTCCACGTATTCTGGATGCTCCTGAAAAACTGCGAGCGTGTTTCCAAAGAAAGTTGCAGAAGCGTTGATGTCGTTTCTTGCTGTTTCTGGTGAAGTACCAGCAAGATCAAAATCAATGGTCTTTAGTCCCATGGTTGCGCCGGATACTTCAGGACTCTTCCCGAGTGGCATTTCTGGTTGTAGATTCTGAATGGGGATAACCTTTGTCGTATATTTGCCTGCTCCCGTCCTTCTTCTAACTATGATTCGAATCTCTGGCACAAGTATCGACAATTGTGCGTTGTTGAATGTGTTAAATACTGACCCTAGATCAGCGCTGGCGCCGCCCGTGTTTAAGAAACTGGCAAACACAAAAGGGTCGACCTCTTTGACGATAGGGATTATCTTACTTATATTCCTAAAGGACGGGTTTGTCCCTACATCATTCATAACTTGGGTGTGGTACCTGGATATTATATATTGATCGTCAAAAGACGACCTGATCTTGTCGTACGTCTCTGAGATCTGTTGGTTTTGTGTTTTTGCCGGTGTTTTTGCCATAATTTACTCAAACTTCTCGTTGCCTTCTATTACAGCATTATACACGATTTCCCATTGAGTTGGTATATAAATCAACTCACCGACTTTTGCGTGAAAATCTGTTGGTTTTTTATTAAAAAGAGCGATGACCCACCATAGTGTTGGATCTCCATAGTGCTCTGCTGCTAGTTTATAAAATCTAGTTGAAATGTTCCAATATACAAACTCAACATCGATTGACTGTATTATCTCATCTGTCAAGACAAAGAACTTTGGAGCAGTATAGTGCTCTATCTTTTTCATGTCTCGTCGCTTGAGCAGATCTTTATAAAGAGGGTTATTGTTCTCTCTTATTTTTCTTAAACCATATCTAGAGTAAGTCATATACTTGCCTTTCCTTTGAATACTTTATCCATGAGACCCTTTGCCACACGTCCGTCTGATCTGGTAGTGGCACCTGCACCTGCTTTCAAGGCATGTTGTTTACCCGACAATGTTTCCACGCCATATGGAAATGAATCTGTCTTGTTCGCCAACCATGATTGATTTTCCCATCCCAATTTGTGTTCGTGAACAACAGTAAGTGTGAAACTTATGTCCAGCACCTTCGGCAGGAAGGTGTGACTAGAGTTGAAACCTTGCGATGGCCCTTCGAATACACCATTGTATGCTGCCTGATCGCTCTTGCTCATGTTTGGACTCATGTGATGAAACCCCGACTCCAAGTCTGGCGAGAAACTAACATTATTTATCCACCCTGACAACCCGCCGGTGGCAGCGTTGACCGCGTTCATTCTTACGTTGGCATTTTTAATAAGGTTTGCGAACTTTACCTTTACCATGGGAGACCCAGACATGGTATGAACCTTTTCCCCGTTAAAGTCTCGACTTGTATAACTCGGGTAAAGATTTGCAATAAGGTGTTCTAATTGGTGCATATTCTCTCTTGCCTCAACAACACTGTATGATGGTATCTTCATTCCTACGCTGATGCTTCTAGTTGTTCCTTGAAAGTTACCGATCTTATCATTGCGACCAAACACACTGTCTGTGCTCCACTCACTTGTGAATGTATCTGAAAATTCAGTAATCCAAGAAGGAAATACTGCTGCCTTACCGGACGAGATGTGCACTATCTCAACTATATATCCCGCTTCTTCGAAAGCAGCAAGAACTGGATCTATGTTTGGTTTCCCGTCTCCGCCCATTGCACCCTTGCCAAAATTCTTATAAAACCCCATTTATACAGTTCTCCTTTGTATTCCTGCGAAAGCGCCATCTACCGCTTGGGCAAGTTTCCTTTCACTAATATCTAGGTTAACATCTCGTTTTTCTTCTATCAGTTTGTCTACTGCCGCGAGTACTTCGTCTAGTGCGTTGGCAATAGCACCACCATCTTTTGCTGCATAGAACTTGTCTTGCTTGTTAAAAACTGGTTGCACGTAGTTACTTCCTACGGACATTGGTGTTGCCATTGCGTCCTCGTTTGTTTGTACCTGGTAACCTCCTTGGTTTTCGCCCAGTCCTCGGCCCACTCCGTAGTAGTCGGATGCTTTATTGGCGCCCCAATATGCTAAACCGCCTGCCGCAAGGGCCCCGCCATAAGCCATCAAGGGTACAGTGGCTGGTGCGGCGAGACCCCCTGACGCCCCGGTACTGGCGGCACCGCCAATCCCCATCAAAGTGCCTGCGATGATCATGCCTATAGATCCAGCGGCGCCGGCGAGAGTGTTTTTCGCTGCTTCACTCTGCATAGTGCGGGCATCCTCTGCTGTCAAAACTTTGCCTTCTGGCATATATTGTTCTTGTTTTTTCTGAAATGTTTTAAACTGTTTGTTATCCATTTCCATCATTGACTGACCGCCAGCGCCTGCAACTCCTGGACTGTGAAGGTACTTGGCAAGTGTTGAATCGGACATATCACCTGTCGTCCTTGCGTCTGCGATTTGCTTCTTGGTATAAGCACGTCCACCGCCAACATCCACCAGTCCACCTTCTTTCGCAATCTTCAGTTTCGCGGCATGCGATCTTTCCAGATCCTTATCTTGCGTTAAGACAACCGCTACAGATGTCAACAAACTTGCTACCTTTCCGAGACCTTCATCTAGACTCGTAGCATCCACAAGACTATCTACGATTCTCTGCATTTGTGCCGTTATTTTGTCCATTGCTGTCTGGTTTTTTGTTATGCTTGCTATGTTTTCCATCACCGATGCTTGAGCCACGTCCATCTCATCTCTCTTGGTGCCGAGTTCTGACGAGTTCAGATTTAGAATTCTTTCCAGTTCTGCAGGATTGACGCCCATATCTGCTGCGAGTCCTCGCCTCATTCTTGGTTCGAGAGATTTTCCTGCTTGGTTGTAAGCGTCAGCAATCAACTGTAACTTCTTAGCAGGTTCTGCTGACAAGAGTGCTTGAGCACTTAGGAAGGGTTGTCCAACCGCTATGTTGAATGCCTGTGCTGCTTTTGCGGCACCCTCGAACGTATCCATGCCCTCCGACAACCCTACCAACTGTGCGACGTCCATCTCCAAAAGTGTTGCTTGCAGCGAGATGTCTTTAAATACTTTTTCACTTTGGTTTCCAAATCTTGCCAATACTGGTGCTGCCTTTACAAAGTCAGAAAGAAGTTCAGCAGGGGGTCGAGCGATTGACTCTGCAAGTGCAGTAGTATTGTTCAAGAACTCGCTTGCTTGCTCTGGTGTCTTTCCAAGAGTTTTTGTTAAGATGCCGAATGTAGCAACAGTGTCACGGTTGCTTGCTCCGAACCCCTCAAGAATCGTTATAGTTTGCGCAGTTGCTTCCAATTGATCCGTACCAAGGTCCCCTATGGACCTAAACCCGTCTTGAAGATCTGTTATAGATCCAACGAGTTTTTTCTCTAGGTCAACACCCATTCCTTTAAGTCCTGTTGCCATCTTCTTAAGGTTTAACTTTGACTTATCTATTCCTGTCTTTTTGAACAAATCTGCTGACGCTTTGTCGTAATCCAACGCTCTCTCGATAATCTTTTGAACAAGAGAAGTAATTAGATTCATGCCCTTCAGCATTTTCATCGTGCCCATCCCAAAACCCTTAGCAAATCCCCCAGCAGAAAGGTTGCCCCATTCCGTACTGAGTCCAAAGGTTGCCTGGAGGAGTTGCTCTGCTGCTGCTTCGCCTTTGTCCATTCCTTCGAGAAACCCTTTCTTTGCCTTTCTTAGTTTTGCTAATGCCTTATATCTTTTCTGAGCAGCGTTCAGTCTGTCGGATCCCATTCGTCCTGCTTCTGCCTCATTGTCCATTACACCTCTTAAGATGTCCATCTCTTCTTCGTAACTATCTAATAGTTCTTGATCGACATCGACTGTGTCTGACAAGTCTTTTCTGTACCCCTCCAGTGCTGTTGTGACTTTATCGAAATAGGCCTTGGTCTTTGCAGCGGTGGCAGTGTCTGCCTGAAAGGAATTCTCTATTGCTGCAGCGGACTGGGCTGAAAGTTTGGACAGTGTATCGTTAGAAACACCACTCGTTCTCAATCTTTCTAGCAGTTGTTCAAAAGACATCGCCATTTTATACTATTGCCTCCGCTATGTTATTCATTCCGACATTAAGACTGACCTTGGTAGTCTTTGTTCTGTATTCGTGTATCTTATCTCTCAACTTTGCGAGTCTTGACAATAGAACGTCATCTTGCATTGAGGTCTCAAACTTCCCTTCTACGGTTGGAACCTGTGTGGACGGTGTTGCTCTACTGGAAGTGCTCATTGCGACTGGTGAGTCGCCATACGGACTCTTACGGCCGTAACCAGGCACCATCATCATACGCATCTCTTTATTCCTCTTGCGCTGCTCCTTGCGTTCGGCAATTTCGGTGTTCCGTTCTTCCAGGACTTTAATTTCCTCCGGGTTGTCACGTCCCATTAATAGGCTGCCGCCCGGCAATGGTCTGAAACTACCCAGGAGCACGTTCGATGGTGTTATCGGATTTTGGCGTAAGTAGTTCTCAAGTTCAACTGCATCTGGCGAAGACAGAGCAGATTTCGCTGACTCGATGTTTTCTTTCTTTCGCTTTTGGGCAATCTCTTTAGGGGTCATGAACATCTCATCCTGTCCTAGTAGTTTGCGCAAAAATCCACCACCGAAATCCATCATGGCGCGTACGGTATTAACCACCATATCAAGTATTCGCACTATTCCAGGTAATACGTCATGCAACACCCTAGAGAGGATCGCTGCGAGTGCAGTTTCCATTGTCTCTCCTGCACTTTGCGTTTTTTTTATGTCTGCCGCTGCTTGAGTCATGAGTTCCGGTGTTCCTGCTTGGACACCTGATAGTTCTGCTGCGTATGTCTCAAAACTAGCATTTACTACGTTCTTGAATTGTTGTGCATCTAGTCCAAAGTTTTGGTAAAGAGACCTCACAACTCTCGGATGTATATCTCCCAAACTCTGATTTGCTCGCTGGTATGCTTCTGCTATCAATTTTACCTTTTCACCAGGATCTGCAGCAAGCAACTCAACTGGATTCAGGTATTGTCCGCCGAGCAAGGCATTAAACTTTTGTGCTTGCTTTAGTGCTTCGTCTTTAGAGTCTAACGATTCAGCTAGCGTCATCAAATCAGAAACGTCTACATTCGTTCTTTGTGCCGCCAAGTGAATGCCCGCAAAGACGCTTGCAAAACCCTTTGTATATCTACTGTATACGGGCAATGACGTTGCAACCTCTCGAAACATCTTTTCTGGTGACGTCCCTGTTTGCTTACCTAAGTCATATAACATGCCGAGAGTCTTCTCTTGTTCATCTAGGTTTTGTTCTAGATTTAGAGACATAAAGGTCCCGATGTCAGAATACGCAGAAACAGAAACACCCAATCTGGAAAGTTGCCCAGCAGTAAATACTATTCTATCCATATCTGCTTTTGAATACTGCATAAATGCCCTTCTTGCCTGATTGACCTCTGTAAAGAGTTCGCCCGCTATCTGTTTAGAATTTGCACCATAAGCCATGGAGAGTTTATCGCCGACATCGATAATCCTTTCGTCATATCCCTGCATCCCTGTTTGTTTAAATAGTTTTGCACGGGCATCCTGTAGTCCACCATATGCATCGAATACTTTGCTAATAGCAGTGGCGAATAAGTTTGCACCAGTCAGGGATTTCTTTAATCCCTTGGCGAATCCTTTAAGCGACCCCATAATGTCTGTCGAGTGTTTACTTATTCCGAGTGTCGATTGAAGTATCTGCTCTGCTACTTGAGCACCCTTTTCTACACCAGCGACGTCGGCAGCATTCTCTTTGTTACTTTTGTGTAATACTTTTAGTTCTTCTTGAAGGTTTTTAATCTCGTCTTCTGTATTTTCATCAGAAATATATAGTAACTTGATCTTTTCTCTTAAGATTCTCTCGGTGCGTTGTCCGTACTGGATTAGTTGTTTCTTAGTTTCGGTGGCGGTCTGATAGATCTCACCTCTCTTCTTTGCAAGATCCCTTCTTCTCTCTAGGTCTCCAAGAATTACATCTACGCCGAGGTCAGCAACAGTAGACCTATTGTATGCCTGTTCAAGTTTTTTAAGTAACCGCTCTATTTGTTTGTATTCTTGACTCTCTGGATCGACTGGTCCACCTTGGTCTTGGAGTTGGGTGAGCAGATTCCCTAGTCGTGTAAATTCTTCTGTACTCCAGGCCATCTAGAAAGACCTCCCTATTTGAAAGGCCAGATCAACCCAGTGTCCCTCTCGAAAGATTTAACAGATCTGCCTAGCTTGTACTTGTCTCTTAGAGTTTTCGGATTGTTCAAACCGTATTGTGACAGAGAGGAGATATATCTCTTTTCGCCTGCCAAAGTATTGACAAACGAGTCCACCTGTGCCTTCGACCCTCGTACCTTAACAGGGAAAAACTCCCCAGTAAAAAGCGCATTCAGAACGAGACGAAGTCTTGCGCCCATTGCAATAAGGAAACTTTCGTCCACTCGTGTAAAATCGATTATAATTGGTTCTTGTTCTTTCATCTGATATACTCCAGTAATAAGTAGTTATCTTTTCTTATTCTTAGCATTCATCTTTTTCATTTCTTCGTTTTTGTCTTCGAAGTGATTACTCAATCTGTGAACGAACCAAGATCTAATTCTAACTGGAAGATCATACACATCGTAATAGTTCCAGTTTCCGTGATGGATCAGATAGAACATCTGTTCATGCACGTGCATCATATGGGTGTCACCCAGGCCAAAAAAACCCGGCACCCAGAGGGACCTCCATATCGGATGCTTCGCCGCAATACATGCACTCGAAGTTCTCCTTCATTTCTACCTTGGGGACCAGTTTCGCGTAGTTCTTTCTAATAAACAATGAATCTCTTGCTGGGAGGTCCAGGACCATTGCACCAACTTCGTCTGGTTGTGTTACACCACCAATAGATGTAATGATGGATTTAAGCAAATCAGTCGTCGCAGATTCTGCTAACTTGTTCTTTGCTCTCGACTCTGCCATCTTCTGAATTCGCTTTTCGTCACGTGCTGTCAGAAGTCTAACAGTAACTTCCTGTCCAGATGCAGGCAATTGTGCTGCAAACTGACCATTTTGATTCAACTCGAAAGGGGTGCTCTCTGATTCGTCTGCTATGAAGTACTTGCTGTAATCTGAAAGATCAAACTCATGGTCGACTTCAGTACCACAAGACTTGCAGTTAATCTTGACCTCGTATTCTGGTCCATATCCTGTGATTCTGGCAGCAATCATAATCGCTGACTTATCACCAATCAAAAGATCGTCAACATTGATGTTTTGATTGACCAAAATACCTTGAATGAACTTGTCTAATGCCATACCCTTGTTTAAAAGTGTCTGGGAAGTAAGAACGTCCTCATCTCTAGCAGTCATGAAACGAATCTCTACTATCTGCTGGTCGTGTAATGGATGCCCTTCGGGATAAAAACGTCCGCCTGACGGTAGATCAACAAATTCTGTATTTGCTGTGCGGCGGACTGTTTCCTGCGGTTGAGGCGCTGCTTGCGCCTGGGGTTCGTCTACCGACTGAACCCTTGAAGAATTTCTGCTCATATAACCTCTCTTTTAACTAAATTATAAACTAAAAATAAATGTTTTTTTCATTAAACGCCCGGTGCTCGGTTACTTCCGTTTGTCACCTGGGTATTTGCAAAACCACTTGCTCTCTGTAGATCTCTACTTGGCGCAACCTTAGTTTCAAGGTCTGCCCAGTCATATCTAACAGAAAGTTCAACGTTGACTAACTCGTCTGACTCGTAATCCAAGTCACCAAAGTTAACAGACTTAATCCAAGGATTGTACAGAGACCAAGTCTCAATCGGAGCACCATCTTCATCAATCATGTGGATGAACATGCGACCACCGACAGCGTCAACTGCTCTCTTCTTTGAGAAAGTAACTACGTTGCTTGCCTTTCCGCGACCTTGTGGGTCATTCAAAAAGTTGTGCGGTGCAACGTAACCTGAGTTCTCAATCAATTGAAGCATTGTGTGTGAAGCATCTGGATCGACAGGGTCGACCAGCGTGATACTAACCTCATCCCACTCCAGTCTTCCTGGGTAGTAAAACTTGTAGTTAATGAAACTATGTTCTGATTCAGATATCGTAAAGTTTGGTTTCCCAGTTGTCTTCACAATCCACTGCGGGATGCCGTTGAACGATAACAAAAATCTATATTTTCTTTTTGGTTCGATTGCTGCATCTGACCAAAATTTCTGAGTTGTCATATAATAAATCCTCCTAACACTATTAAGTAGTGTCTAGTTTTTTTTTAATCTTCGAATGATGCGCCAGTATTTGTGATTACAAAATCAATAGCAATAAACTCGATTGCTCTTGCTGGTTTCAAGAAGATCTTAGCATACATAATGTTTCTGTCAACCAAATCTGGTGTCGTTGTTGTCTCGTCCAAGATAACCCTGAAATCTGACAATCCAAATCTAGATTTAACGCTGTCCAAGAATGGTTCAACCTGACCACGGAACCTATCCCATGTTGCCTGAACGTTCTGATCGAAAAGAAGTCTAGCAGCAATTCTAGAAATCTCTTTCTTCACGTGAATCATCAATCGACGAACATTGATCCTATCAAGCGCCGATGGTGTGATCTGAAGAGTCTTCTGTCCAAACACTACAATACCCTCTGCTGGGAACTGAGCGATTGGGTTGATATTTGCCTCGTAGAGTGTATCTCTCTCCTTAGAAGAGACTCTCTGTGAAACAGCGACAACTGGAATCCCTGCTGCTCCGTCTGATAATCCACCTCTAGTAAATCCTGCAGGTGCGAACCAAAGTTCAGATTCCCTTTCAGTGCTGCCAAATGTACCAAGTGCTGCAACCGAAGGCGGTGCCCAAAGTTGAGAATCGCTGATCTGGTCTATGATCTTTACCCAAGGATAGAAAGCACAAGCATAACTTGTGTTAAGTCCTCTACTTTCCAAACTAGTAACAGCGGTTGTCACCTTGGAGTTCTGGACATTTGTTTTGAAATCAAGTTTATTTTCCGTGCTAGGGACATATCCACCATTTTCAATATCGATAATTGCGAGAGCATCTGCTCTCTGTTCGCAAACTCTGATTGCTTGATTTGTTACCCTAGTGTTGGTAATACCAGGCAATGTCAGAACGTTCATCTCAATCTCTTCTGGATCAGATACTGCGTCGATTGCTCTCTTGAGGGATGCGATTTCATATGAAGTCGTTTCATCTCCACTCATCTTGGTATTTCTGAACGCCTCTTTCTCAGTCACGTCAAGACCATCAAACCCACCGAAAACAGGGATTGTGAATTTACCGAATCCAGACTTCACAAGTTCTGTGATGCCTGAGTGTCCTGCAGTGTAAGACTTATCAGCGAGGCGTGCGCCTGGAGCGTAGACTGCGGTACCGGCAAGTCCTGATGTGATGTGACCCTGTGAAAGTCCAAGGTGTCGCTTTACTGAACCAGTCTTGTGTACCATGATTAAGTCATCAAGCGTAAATCTGAAAGAAACTTCCGACTTACCTGCAACAGCGTTTGATTCTGCGTCTGCTACGTAAGTGTTGCCCAATCGACGAACAACGTCGATATATGATGGGTCAAACCTAGTATCTGTTGGTGTCCTATAGGTTGAAACACCAAAAAAGGAGTCTTTAGTATTGGACAACCCTTCCGCAGATGCGGTAAGTCTTAGTGGCAAAGTAGGATAAACCAATGATGCTGTTGAGTTTATTGGGAACCCAAACAAACCGTGCTTGGCGATTGAAGTAGCTACACCAAAGGGTTTGAAACTCTTAGTAGACAAATCAAGATCTGCGACAACGTCGTTATCTGAGTCCTGCATTTTTGGTGATGTATATCCCTTTTCTGTGACAGCGGTACCAAAGGTGACCGCTGCAGTTTTGTACCTGATCGGTCCTTCGAATCCGAACGGCAACAATTGCGTATCTGTTGATCCTGCGTCGACATCCTGATCCATCTTAACTCTGAAAAACTTAGACTGATTGGGGTGATTGCCGTACAGTCTGTATCGCGAGTCTGCATCGTCCCAATCTCTATACTGGTCGCCGATCTTAGCGGCAATGTAATTCTTTGCGTTTGGATTAAGGTTACACCCAGTGAACCTTTCAAGAACAACTGGTCTAGAGTCGTTGTCCGTGACCTGTCTGACGAGAACAGTAAACGTACCATATGGATTAACATCTGTTCCAGATTTCAAATCAGTGATGGATATTTTTAAGTCTCTTGAGTGCGAACCACCATCAGAGATGCCGATAAACTTGAACAATTTTTGCATATTTGCTACAGTGAACGATCCAGGATCAGTGTTTGTGTCCTGTGAGAAGATCCAACCAGTCACAGAGTCTCTCGATGGTTCTCTGTGGTCATGGAATGGTACATCTTCCTTTAGAAGCGGAACAACGGCAGCACAGAGGGAAGCGTGTCCAGATAAAGCGCCTCTATGAAGACCTTCGGCTTCAGCATCAACCGTGGCAAGACCGTGATGGTCTCTGACAAATCTGTCGTAAGTTTCGCCCAACCAGTACTTCTTCAGTCCGGCGTCTTGAGTGATTTCGGTGTTAGTAAGTGTTGGATTGGTGTTGAACACCTTTCTAATATACTTGTCTGAGTCCCTGTCGAAGTTGAAAGTAACTTTATTAAAAGTGTCGTTTGTGCCCTTATCGTAAAGATGTGCAATAAATTCCATTTTTGATGGATCTGATGACTTTATGATAACGTGTGAACCAGTGACGTTACCTAGACTAATCCCACCCCCGTTGTCTACCGAAGAAGATGCTGCGCGGTCGGCGGCCGAATCGAGATGCCCAACAGCGCCTGACAGGTTTATCGCGCCTTGCTGAAAATACCAAACCGCTGCCAAAGTGCCTGTTATATTTGTTTCTGTTCTTGCTCCGGGTCCAGGGTTGCCTGACCACCTAGATCTACTATCAACACCACCGGTGGAGAATAGATATAAACCATAAGCAGAAGACTTGGTAGAAGTCTCAGGGTTAGCGCCGTCGTTGGAGGTGCCGTCAAGAGTCCATCCTGCTTCACCGCCGCTAGTCGCCTGTGGGTCTTGTGTACCCAAAAGTCGAACAACGTTGACTGGTCCACTATTCCTTAGAAATGCTTGCGCTGCGTATGCTGCATAGGTTGGAGCGGTATAATTACCATCTCTCCAAACGTCTCCACCCTGTCCTCCTGGGATTGGGTTACCGAAAACCTCGATGAATTGTGCCATCGACTCAACGGTCAATGGAATCATACCAGGTCCCTTCTCTAAACGACCTATGATCGTTGGACCTACTGCGTTTGGTGCTTTTGGTAGTTGAGAATTATCAACCTCATTAAGAAATACACCGGGTGATACAAATTTAAACTTTTTTACAGACATACTGGAAATCTCCTTATTAACTAAAGTTAAGAAATAATATATTTTTACTCTCTATTAAATAGTATTTTCAATCTCCAAAAGTTGAGAAAAGAGACAAGAAAAGGAATGGGGGGACTACGCCCCCCCTTTAGGTAGGATTATTAGAACTGCCAGGAACCGGACAAGTATTGTACAACCAGCACGTCGTCAGAGTCCATTGCTAGACCCTCGTGTATGAAGACCCCAGTTCCAACCTTAGAAGTTGAACCAGAAGTTACAGTTTCGACGAAGACGCCTGAGTTTGAACCATCACCTGCTCTCTTGGTTGAGTCAGCGTTGCCCTGCTCGTTTGCGAGTGCTGTTCCGTGCGTACTATTCTGAGATGCTACCAAACTTGCACCTGCCGTAGCAAGACGGTGTGTTGCCACGCCGCTACCAAGACTTTCGTATGTACCCTTACCAACTGAAACACCGCCTTCGATACCAGTTGCAGCGTACGTAACCGTAATACTCGCAGTGTGACTAATCTGACCCGCTCCCGAAACAGCGACTGTGGCTAGTGCACTAGGCAATGACGTATTCATGGCATTGTAGAAGTTCGTCACAACTGTTCTCCAGTCAGTAATTGTAGAGACTGACTCTACCCTCACTTGTCGGAGGTCGCTTTCAGTTCCGAAGTCTCCATACGCTATGTTCAAACCGTTGTCGAACGGTTCAGTAGTACCTACGCCATCGGACAAGAAGAATAGATAGTTTTCACTACCCGAACTCTTGACTTCAAGGAACTGCGCTGCTCCTGATCCACCTGGTCCATATACCTTATCAGTTCCACCATCTTTACCTGTCGATCCAGATGTGAACATAAATTTATACTGACCTGGCTGTAATCCGCCACCATGAGTGTAATCAATGGCATAGTCCGCATCCTTTGGATTACCTGCTACACCGTTACTTCTCGCAAGAAGCAGTCCATTGAAGAACACTGACTCAGAACCTGAGACCATTCGAATCTCTGGTAGTGAACAAGTGGTGTAAAGTGAACCAGAACCTTGCGTTGGTTGAGTTCTGTTAACGATCGCCTTGGTAGATCTAGAGAAGATTCTTCTCTTCCACCCTACACTTGTTTGACCGTTGGCGAACACAAGACCACCGTGTGCATTAGTAGTGCTCCTTACGATGTCTTTGTTAAGATTCGCTTTCTTCACAACGTCAGCGGTAACAATCTCATTTATCGACAACTTGTCAGTGTCAAGATTGTGAAGTGTAACGGCAGAACCAGATAACACGTCAGTCGTGACCTTATGAATCGTAGCTGTTGCTGATCCAGACAGACTAGTGAAGTCAAGATCTCTAACCTCCAACTTGTCAACGTCGATCGTATGGGCATCAACTGTTGATCCCGAAACAATTCCAGAGAAGGTCATCGATGTACCATCTACGTCACCCGCAGTCATCTTATCTGCGTTGACGGTTGTCGCGTTGACGGTAGTACCAGACACTGTTGTGAACGTTGCAGAAGTGCCATCAACATCATTGATGTTCCCTCGATTCACGTCCAGATCGAAGATCTGAGCGAGAGTACCTGACAAGGTCTGAGCACTGAAGGAAGAACCGCTAAAGATTGCATCCTGGTTACCCATAGATTTGGCAATTGTTACATTATGGAAAACACCTACTGAACCCGAGATCGACCCTGTTACACCGAATCTCTGTCCACCTTCGCTGACAGATCCACTTAAGGAAGCACCTTGTGTTGCTCCAATCTTAAACAATAAGTCTGCACCTATGCCAGATCCTGCATCACCTAATACGATGCTTGCAACACCAGTAGATCCTGATCCTGCTGTACCACCAATCTGAAGACCAGCACCCTCGGTACTCGCACCTGCAGAAGCACTTACCGCTGGGATAAACTGCTTTTGAGGAACTTCAAAATAACCTGTTGTTGTAATCGTGGATTGAATCCTTCTAGCGGAAAGATCATCAACAACCAACTTGTGGAACTTACCAGAAGATCCTGATACTTCGTCAGCAGACACAACGTGAAGGTTAGATGTGCCAGATGAAGTGATGTTAGTTGCAACCACCTTTCTGAAGTCACCCTCATCACCATCAATCTTGTGGAAGAGCGAAGTGCCAGAGGATGTAACCACAGTTGCGATTAGTTTTCTAAAGTCACCTTCGTCACCATCAATCTTGTGGAACTGTCCAGTTGCACCAGTTACAACAGTTGCGATTAGTTTTCTGAAATCACCTTCATCTGTATCCAACTTGTGAATCGATGCAGTACCTGAACCTGATATCGAGTACGCTGCTGCATCTCTTACTGTTGTCATTGCAACTCCGTCGATGGTCGCTTCATCAACATCAAGACTATGAATCGATGCCGTTCCAGACCCTGAAATGATTGCTGTGCCAGAATCGAGATCTAATTTGCCTGTAATAATCTCATCTACCGTTGCCTTATGTACCTGAGAAGTACCAGAACCAGACAGTACTGTTACGAATGTATCGGCATACAAGTTTGAACCACCACCAAGGT